CCTCATTTGTAGAATTTGAATATCTACTCATAAATGGTACTATACCAGTTGATGTTAATGCTGAATTTTTAACAGGCATTCCTGCTGGTCTAATATGTGATAAATCGTGACCAACTCCACCTCTACGTTTCATCAATTGAATTTGTTCTTCATCAACTTGCATAATAGAACCATATGAATCTGCTGGATTACCAATAACAAAACAATTTGATAAAGAAACTACTTGTCTATCATTTCCAATACCTGACATTGGTGAGCCTTGTGGAATTATATATTTAAAGTCTTTTATTAGATCAAATATAAAATCTTCGGATAAAGGATTTTCATATTTAGATTCTATACGATGTAACTCTTTTGCAAGTCTCCAATGCATATCATCAGGTGTTTTTTCATAGTAAATAGTTTCACCATCTCTCGTATCTTTTAATGAATACTTATTAACCCAAACATCAGCTGCCAAAGTATCACCTTTAAAATATTCTAATGTTGCATCATAAACTTCATCTCTCTTAAAAAAATTCATGTTCTTAATTATTTTTTATATAAAATTGATATTTAGGTTATGTAAATAGCCACTTTCTTTCAATTCTATTATTATTTGTGTTGCATATTCCTTATCAAGCAACTTAAACATATTAAACATATTATCTGTAAAATAATATGCCAATTCTACAAAAATTTCAGATTTTGTATATTCTTTGCCTATATTATCTAATAACATTTTATAATAGTCATTAAATGCTTGTCTATTAGGCTTTCTTCTATTAGATGAAAAATCTAATTCAGTTTTTTCACTTAACAATCTATAAACATCTCTTGATAAATTAAGTTTACTAACATAATCTTCGTTATGTTTACTTTCATATTCATAATTTGTACCGACTTCAATAGGAAGACCATCATTAATATTAATTTCTTCTTGAATATTAAAATATTCGTCTGCTTGATCAGGACCTTCTTCAATTTTACCTTTGAATATAGTATCTCTTTTTAATGAATGCTTTCCCTCTAACTTATGATTATTAGTGTTAAATCTGAACATAGTATCTTCGTCAGTCTCTTCTTCTTCATCTATTGTAGATTCTAAATCAGTAACATCTAAACTATCTATAACTTCATCATCAACTAAAATATCATCATCTAAATTATCTAAGTCTTCCAAGTCTTCCAAGTCTTCCAAGTTATCTAATTCATCAAATTCATCGTTTTGTTTCATTACCATTATATAACATTTATTTTTAAGGTATTATTTAGCACCAACTAAAACATCATTTTCCATAGTCAAAAATTTTGTATTAAAATCAAAACGAACTTGTTCTTCATGATGTTCACCATCTCTTAATTTTAATATCTTTAATCTATAGATATTATTACGTTTCATTTCTGGATTACGAATAATACCCCAAACGGAGTCTGCTGTATCTGCGATAGCCTTACTTTCAGGGATATCACCGAGTTTAATATCGGAAGCGCCCCAAACAGCCTTATCAGTTTGTGTTGCTGTAACTACAGCACATTCATATTTATCTGCAATCCTTCGTAAGCCTTCTGCCAAATGTTTACCTTTTAAATAAAGCATATTAGTAATTTCAAATCCTTTTTCTATACTCATAATATTAATATAATCCACAATCACCATTCCTACTTTAAGCCTTTTAACTTCTTCAAATCTCTTAATATAATTATCAATATCTGTAACTGTACAATCACTTGTATTATACTTTTTAACAAATATTTTTCCTGGTTGTGCATCAAATAAATTACCAACTGTTGATTGTGATTTTAAATTATTTATTCTCTGCTTCATAAAAACAGAATCTTTAGACTTTTCATCATATTCATCCGAATTGATTTTAAGTCTCATTGATCCAAGTCTTTTCATCACTTTTCTTGTTGCCATTTCTAATGTTATAACTAATACGTTAGCACCATTATTTGCAGCATTTGTAGCAATATTATGAAGCCACATTGATTTACCAACATTGGTTTCACCCATTATAACATTTAATGTTGATTTACTCCACCCACCATTCAATATAGAATCTATTGATGACCAACCAGATGGAATACTATTTTTACTAATTTGTTGCTTATGTGATTCTGGATCATCAAAATCTTCACCTAAATCTTGATCATCATCATCAACTAAAAGTACATTACCAAACATACCTTTTAATTTTTGTGCAATATCTACGATATTATCGTAATTAACCTCTTCAATTCCACGAACCATATCAATACCTTTAAGCATATCACCTTTGAGTTGGTTTTGTATTTTCCAACCTTTAAACCTAGGTACTAACCATTCGGCACTTATATCACTATTATCTGATTGTAATAGTAATTTTATAACTTTATCATTGATTTTATTATCTTGGTCTGCTAATTTGACCATAGAATAAATTTGTTGTGGACTTGGAACGGTATGACTTTCACTTTTAATATATTCTTCTCGGATAATCGCAAAAATAAATTGGATATCAGAATTCTTAAAAAAGAAAGGTTCTACTTTGGAAAATTGATCAGGATTATCTAGTATATAGATAAAATAATGTTTTTCCATGTTTGTATTCATCACCTCTGCCATATGAGTCTTATTGTAATTGTTTTTTAAAAAAAGTTTAGTGAAATATTATTCGAAAAGATTGGCATCATTATCTAGATTGAATTCATCTGATGATAACATATCTTTATCTTCCATTTCATTTAATCTCTCATCAATATCTTCTAACTCTTTTAGACACTCATCATAAGATGGATATTTAAAGTAATCATATATAATTGGCTCCATTGCTCTTAAAACTTCAGGAGTAAAAACTTTTCTATTAAAAAGTTGTTTTTCTGCCAATGTTTTATCTAAATGTTTAACATACCAACGATTTGATGGTTGAAATGAAATTTCTCCAGTTTCTTTATCAATAACTTTTTTTACTTGTGCAACACCAACCTTTTCAAAGTTTTCAAATGTGCAAAATAAATCCAATCCTTTATAAGGATTTATACCTTTACTATAATCAATTTCAAATTTTATTTTTTTAGGTTTTGCTAATCTGTTCTTAGCAGATTTAGCTGTTATAATTGATCCTGACCTACCAAGATCCATTTCATCTTCTTCACCAGTTTTCAACTTTGCATCGCTTAAAAGTAAGATAACACTAGCTGCGTAATATAATCCTTCACCTCCACTCATAATAGTTTGTGGAAACATATCTTGTGTCAAATAAACGTGATTAGTACAAACTAATGGTATATTTAAATATCCCAAATCATTAGTAATCAATCTAACAAGAGATTTTATTTGTTTTGCTCTTGTCATATCCTGTTTAATATTTAATTTAAGTGTATCCTCTTTTTCTTTTTCACTTGATAACATACCAATAGAATCAAGAAAGAAAATGGTTTTAGATACATCCATGCCCGTATCCTTAAGTTTTTGTAAACCATCTAAGATTGTCATCATGAACATTTTAATTTTTTCTACAATATTAGTTCTGATTAACATAAATTTAGCTTGATCTGAAGTATCTATACCATACATATCAAAATCTGATTTCTCAATAGAGTATTCAGTATCAATCCAAACAATATTATAGCCCATTTTTTGTGCATTTCTTGCAATATTTAATGAAATAAAAGATTTACCTGTTTGTTTAGGACCAGCGATAATTGTAATTTTATTATTAGGAATACCACCATTTAATATACTCTTTGATAAAAGTGCATCTAAAGCATGAATTCCAGTTGATATAAAAGTTTTTTCTTTTTCAAAATCTTCAATAGAAATAATTTCTTTTTTAGAAATATTATCGATTAAAGTGGATATTTTAGAGAAGTCAAATTCATTAGTTTTTTTTGTGGAAACACCTTTGGATGATGTTGGTTTGGTTGTTTTCGCCATTTGATTATAATTATTTTTTATTTAGACATATTATAAATTATTATACTTATCTTTCATATGAAAGTTTAAAATATATGTCTTTTATATAAATATGAAAACGAACTCTAAATATGAAATATATAAGAGAAATATAATCTCAAACTATGGACTTCTATGTAGTATTTGTTAAAAACAGAAAAAAACTTGATAAGTATATAAAAATCAACAGAATAAGGAATAAAACAATAGTAGATATAAAGCAGCAACTAGATGATCATGGACTAGAAGATGATACAGAATGGAGAGAATACTTCAATCTTATAATATACACTAAGATAATTCAAACTATAAGAAAGAATAAAGATGTTTATTACATTCCAAATTTAAATAAAATAAATTTATTAGAAATAGATGATATTTTTCAAATGAAAGAAAATTTAACTGGTGTTAATTTTAATTTACTTTTCTTTTTTGAAGATTTCAAAGATAATCAGAAATTGTATGAAAATCTACTATCAAGTATTTCTTTATTTGATGCTATACAGATAATTAGAGATTATTAATTAGAGAAATAATTTTTTTATATATAAGAGAAAATTATATAACTCTAATGGCACATTACTCTGAAATGGATTTTCTTTTTAGTAAAACTAATAAAGATACTATTAATTTACAGTTAAACACAAATAGTAATGATAATAGTCGTAATATATTTAAAGATCCTGATAATCAAAATGGATATGTCTTATATAAAACCGCACCAGGCAGGGTAGGAATAGCGTCATCTACGTACGAAATTAAAAATTATTTAAGAGATAATGTATGGGGCACAGATGTAGACTCTAAATCAAGTAATCCATATGTTAATATTTTAGATTGGTTTGGTACAACAGCAGGTACACCTGGTGCAGGATTGAGGATAAAAGCAGCAGATTTAGCATATTTAAGAGATTTAGGTGTTTATCCATTAAATAGAATGATTATTCTCAGAAGATTTCCAGAAGGCTGTTTTGTAAGTGAAGATTTAAATGAAATGACAATAGAGCCAATATCAACTGTTATTGGCTGGATTAAGCCAGATCAAACTTTTGGTAAAATAGATTTTAACGAAAATTGGACAACAACAGATGAAAGATTTGATGTTGTATTAACAAATATTTTGAAAAAAATGGTTGGAATGGATGGTGGCAAATCACTAATTCCGGTACCAGACGTTACACAAGGTATATTATTTGATTTTTATGGAAAATTAGGTCTACTTGATAAAAGTGGTGTTGATGATGTGAATGAAACTTATGAATTTTTTGATCCTGGTAAAAATATTGATAATAGTAAAAAAGTTGATATGACAGGAAAATCACAACAATGGGGATTAAAAAACTTACCGATAGGAGACCCTAATGTATTACAAGAAGGACCATTTAGAAATCCTGAAGGACAAAATATACAATCATCTTTTTCTTTTGACTTAGTAACAACTTATGAACAAAAACTATTAGGAGATGTTGATCCAGGCTCTGCAATGCTAGATATATTAGACAATCTATATGCAATGGGTACTTCAAATATGGTTTTTTATTGGGGTGATAACTCATCAATAATGAATAGGGCAAAAGATGCAGTCACAGATAAAGCCAACAATCTAAATTATTGGTGGGACTTAATTAAACAAGTCTTCATTGAGATATGGGATGCACTAAGAGATATTTTTGATAAAGCATTAGCAGAAATTAAAAACACATTTGAAAATGCAAAAAAAAGTGAATTAACTGGTGAGGAGAACCAAAAAAGAATTGTAATTCTAAATAAAAATATAAACGATGCTCAATCACAATTAACGATAGAAAAGGCTAA